CCGAGATAGATGACTCTATCGGCTATCTTGACACTGAAACCACTGAAGAACGTCGTAAGGCGCTAGATTATTATCTCCGTAATCCCTATGGCAATGAGGTAGAAGGACGTAGCCAGATTGTCACTGGTGAGGTTGCCGAGGCTATTGATGGTGCGCTGCCACAACTTATCCGAGTCTTTACGACTACTGAGGATATTGTCTATTTTGAGCCTAAGACTGCTGAAGACGAGGAGTCTGCTAAACAGGCCACAGATTATTCTAACTGGGTGTTTTACCGTGAGAATGACGGTCTATTGATCCTGCACAACTGGTTCAAGGATGCCCTGCTCCAGAAGGTTGGTGTCGTTAAGTCCTATTGGGATGCCAAGGAAGACGTTACCAAAGAGAAATACAAGAACCTAACTGAGGATGAACTGGCGCTACTCCTGTCTGATGAGTCGCTAGAGGTTGTCCGTCAGAAGGTAGAGATGATCCCTGCTGGTACGGATATGATGGGTCAGCCTGTCATGGCTCCGTCCTACGACGTTACGGTCAAGCGGGTGAACAAGTACGGTCAAGTCAAGATTGAGAATGTTCCTCCCGAGGAGTTCCTGATTTCCAAGGCTGCTAGGAATATTGAGGATTCTCCTTTTGTAGCTCATCGAAAGCTCATGCAGCGGTCAGAATTGATTGCAATGGGCTACGACAAAGACATCGTAGATGCGCTACCTTCTTATGACGATCTATCCTTCTCTCCTGAGCGAGTGGCTCGATTTAACCAAGGTGAGCAGCCAGATCAAACTCAGGCCATCGATCCTGCCATGCAGACGGTCGAGGTATACGAGTGCTATATACGCATTGACGAGAACGATGACGGAATCGCTGAGTTGCGTAGGATTGTTTATTGCGGATCGGAAATACTAGAAGATGAAGACTGCGACTTTATTCCGTTCCACAGCATCTGTCCTATCCCTATTCCTCATAAGTTTTTCGGTCAGTCGCTGGCAGATCGGGTTATGGACATCCAGCTTATCAAGTCCACTGTTACCCGTCAGTCTCTCGATAATCTCTATCTGACGAACAATAACCGGGTTGGTGCTGTAGACGGTCAGGTGAACCTCGATGACCTGCTGAACGCTACTCCCGGCGGTATCGTCCGACTCAAGAATCCTAACGCTCTGGTTCCGCTTCAGGTTCAGTCTACCTTTGGTCAGGCTATGCCAATGCTCCAGTATATGGACGAGATCCAGACTAAGCGTACTGGTGTTAATGACGCGCAACAAGGTCTTGATCCTGATGTGCTGTCCAATGTAACGGCTGCGGCTGTTGCTGCGATGATGAAGTCTAACTCTGGAAAGCTGGAGTTGATTGCCCGTATCTTTGCTGAGACAGGCGTTAAGAGCCTGTTTAGGGGTATTTTGCATCTGTTGGGCAAGTATCAGGACAAGCCAAAGATCGTCCGTATGCGTGGCAAGTACGTCCAGTTTGATCCTCGTACATGGTCAAATGAGTACGATGTATCGGTCAATGTTGGCCTTGGTTCTGGTGATCGGGATCAGAAGCTGGCAATGCTCCAGATGGTACTTGCCAAGCAGGAACAGATTATTCAGCAGTATGGCCCATCGAACCCATTGGTATCGGTTGGTCAATATCGGAACACATTGGCTAAGTTCATTGAGGCAGCAGGTTTCAAGGATGCTAACGCCTTCATGAATGAGATTACGCCTGAGCAAGACCAGATGTTGTCGCAGCCACAGCCTCCTGCTCCTGATGCACAGGCAGAAGTAGCGCAGATGTTGGCGCAGGTAGAGCGTGAGAAGACTCAGGCAAAGGCTCAGATTGATGCTGCTAAGTTGGATCTGGAGCGTCAGACGTTAGAGGCTGAGTTCACCCGTAAGGGCATTGAGATGCAGATGAAGAACCAGAAGGATCAGGCCGATATTCGGATTAAAGAGGCTCAGTTAGCAGTCCAGCAATTGCAAGCTATTTTGGCTATGGACATTGCAGACGAGGCCAGCCGTACAAAACAGGCTGAGATTGTCCTGAAGACGATTAAGGAACTGGGGAGCCTGACTGGTGGATAAAGCACAGTGGGCTACGAATCTGCTTAGGGAACCCATGTGGCAGGAGATGATGGAAGATCTCCGAGGCACAGAGCTTAATAAATTTGTTAATAGTAATTATGGTGAGACTGAGATTAGGGAACAAGCGTATATTCGCCTCCGAGTCTTGGAATCCGTTGAATCCTATCTTGAAAGCGTCGCTGCTCAGAAGATGATTGACGAGAAAAGGATGAAGATTTTGTAACCCGCATCGGGCGGTTCCCGATATAATTTAGGAAACTTATGAGCGATACTCAAAACACGACACCTGAGGGTAGTGGTGAGTTAACGGTAGAAGGTGCAGCTAACGCTTTCTTGAGCATGATGAATCGTGAGGATGGCTCCGAACAGGAACAACCAGAATCCGTTTCAGAAGCTAACGAAAGCGAGGCCGAATCTGAGGAATCGAGAGAGGAATCAGAGGTAGAACAAGAAGATGACGATGGTGAGCAAGAGGAACCTCAGAAATTCCGTGTCAAAGCCGCTGGCGAAGAACGAGAGGTCACCCTTGATGAGCTTATCAAGTCTTATCAACTTGGCACTGATTACACCAAGAAATCGCAAGCTGTAGCTGAGGAACGCAAGGCGGTTGAGGCCGAGCGCCAAGCGGTTCAAGAGGCTAAGGCTATGCGCGATCAATACGCGCAGCGGTTGGAGATCATCGAGCAGATGTTGAACCAGCCACAAGAAGCAGAGGATCTGGATTATCTGAAAGAGACTGACCCTATCGGTTATGCCGTGAAGGTCGCTGAGATGTCTCAGAAGGAGAAACAGTTAGCGCAGGTTCGTGCTGAACGGGAAAGAATCTCGCAACAGCAGGAATATGACAGGCAACAACAGATGAGGCAGACGATTGCTGCTGAGTCCGAGAAGCTAGTTTCTGCGATCCCTGAGTATGCTGATCCTGAGAAGGGCGAGACAATCCGTAAGGAAATCCGCACTTTTGGTAAGCAGATGGGGTTCTCTGATGAAGAATTGGCTAATGTGTTTGATTCCAGAGCCGTTCTGACGTTATACAAGGCGATGCAGTACGACAAGTTGCAGTCTGCAAAGCCGGGGATTACTAAGAAGGTTGCGGAGGCTCCAAAGGCGATTAAGCCCGGTGTTTCTAAGCCTAGAGATAGTAATTCTGAGGAAATTAGGAAACTGAAGTCACGAGCTAAGTCCACAGGAAGTATTAAGGATGCGGCAAGTGTATTTGAACGCTTTTTATAAAGGATTGAATCATGGCAATTTATAACGCCTACGACGCAATCGGTCAGCGCGAAGATTTGACCGACGTAATCTATGACATCTCGCCTACCGAGACTCCATTCATGAGTTCGATTGGTAAGACCAAAGCTACTGCTGTTTACCACGAATGGCAGACTGACTCTCTGGCTGCTGCTACCACCAACAACGCTGCTGTTGAAGGTGCTGACGCTTCCGACGCTACTCTGTCTCCGACTACTCGTCTTGGTAACTACACCCAGATCCTGCAAAAGACTATCAAAGTCTCTGGCACTCTGGACGCAGTAAACAAGGCTGGTCGTAAGTCGGAAAAGGCTTACCAGTTGGCTAAGGCTTCACAAGAGCTGAAGCGCGATCTAGAAACCATCCTGCTGTCTAACCAAGGCCGTTCTGCTGGTTCTAGCAACTCTACAGCCCGTAAGATGGGTTCGCTGCTGTCATGGATCAAAACCAACTCGTCTGTTCAGACAAACGGTGGCGATCCTACGACTATCGGTGTTTCGACTCGTACTGACGGTAATACCCGTACCTTTACTGAAGCTCTGCTGAAAGAAGTCGTGGCAGAAGTCTTTACTTCGGGTGGTTCGCCTAAAGTCCTGATGGTCGGTGCTGCTGGTAAGCAGAAGGCATCTAGCTTCACTGGTATTTCGGCATATCGTTACAACGTCAACGGTTCGGCTGCTCCTGCTGCCATCGTTGGTGCTGCTGACATCTATGTGTCGGACTTCGGCAATATGTCGGTTGTTCCTAACCGCTTCATGCGTACCCGCGATGCTCTGATCCTTGATCCTGAGTACGCTGCTCTGGCCTATCTGCGTCCTTTCCAGACTATCGAACTGGCGAAAGCTGGCGATGCTGACAAGACTCAGGTTCTGGTCGAAGTTACGCTGGAAGTCAAGAACGAAGCTGCTCACGGTATCGTTGCTGACTTGAATATGTCGCTGTAATTGAAATAGCCCCTGACCTTATGGTTGGGGGCTTTTCTACGAGGATTTATGGACTATAGACAACAGGTTGTACATTCGGACGGTGATGGTGGTATCGTCATCGAAACTAAACAGGACGTTACTGACATTCTTGAAAGTAACAAGCAAATTCTGGAGGCAGACAAGCAAAGAACCGGACATCTTAATGAAATGCACCATGTAGCTCGTATCCCTTTTACGGTCATTGATGACTTGAATAAAAAGGGAATTATGAAGGGCTTTAATATCATTGATGACGTTGCTTTTGCTCGTTGGCTCAATAGTTCCGATAATGCACAATGGAAAGTCTATAGGGGAACCATATGATCGTTGGAGTTTGTGTACCAGCTAGGGATGAAGTTCACACATCGTTTGCTTTTGATTTCGCCAAGATGGTTGGCAGGGATTCTAAGCATCGGTGTTCTAAAGAAGGCAACGGGCTAAAACTCTACACGATGGCAGGAACGCTGATATTCGATCAGAGAGAGAAGCTAGTAGATGCTGCTCTGGCTGAAGGATGTGATGCGATTGTGTTTATTGATTCAGACATGAGGTTCCCGGCTGATACTATTGATATTTTGTTAAGCCGTGAAGTACCGATTGTTGGGGTTAATGCGGTAACGAGAAGGAAGCCAACACTGCCTACTGCGTTGAATCTTCAGATTGAGAAGGATGAGAATGGCAAGATCATTCATCATGCTTGGCATAAGATAGATTCGATGGATAAAGAGGGCATAGAGCCTGTTACAGCGGTTGGTTTTGGTGTGGTGATGATTCGTAGGGAAGTCTTTGAGAAGGTTCCTAAGCCTTGGTTTGATGTGGGTTGGGGATCGAAGGGAATCATTGGCGAGGATGTGCATTTCTGTATCAAGGCTTTGGATGCCGGGATTCAGACTCATGTAGATCACAGTCTTTCAAAGCACATTGGTCACATTGGCACTTACGAGTATCGATGGGATGATGTAGAGGAAGGCGCTATAGAGGCGCACAATAACAGGAAATAGACATGGCATTTACGAGCTATAGCGAACTAAAAACTACGATAGCGAACTACCTAGCTCGTAGTGATCTGACTTCAGTTATACCTGACTTTATCCGGTTGGCTGAGGAGCGTCTGCGTAGAGACTTGAGAATCCGTCAGATGTTGGTCGTTGCTACGGCTAATACTACGGCTGGTGACTCTACGGTTGGTCTGCCTACAGACTTCTTGGAGATGCGGGATATTCACCTGAATACGACTCCGATTACTTCTCTGGCTTACGAGGCTCCTAACGCCTTCTACGCAAGCACTAGAGCGACTGAAGCTGGTCTACCTAAGACTTATACGGTTTTGGCCTCAGAGCTTCAATTTTCGCCTATTCCTGACGCTGTATATACGGCTCAGATGCTGTATTACGCAAAGCCCACGCTTCTAAGTGATAGCAATACTAGCAATGTATTCTTGGCTAACTGCCCAGATGCTTTGCTGTATGCGTCTTTGGCTGAGTCAACTCACAAATCTATAGCCGCACCGGAGGTTATATGGGACTCTCATTTGCGATTCCGATTAATGTTGCGATGGATGTCATGAATCAACTTAAAGCGAACGGTAAAGTGATTCGTGGTTGGTTAGGTATTGCGATTCAAGAAGTGACGAAAGAACTTTCTGAATCATTTGGCATGAAAAATACAAACGGTGCGTTAGTGGCAGGTATTGAAAAAGGAGCACCTGCGGATAAAGGTGGCCTTCTTCCAGGGGATGTCATCATTAAATTTGATGGCAAGATGATTGAGTCTTCTTCTGACCTTCCTAAGGCAGTGGGCAATACAAAACCAGGTAAAACGGTGGTGGCCGAAGTCTTCAGAAAGGGTAGTGTGAAAACACTTAATCTAACCGTAGGTGAAATGCCCTCTGATCAGGCTGAAGTGATTGCTAGCAATAAGACACCCGAAAAGGCTGAAGTGAATCGTTTAGGTTTGGTCTTAAAAGAAGCACCTCCACTCCAACGTAAAAAAATGAACGGTAAAAAAGGCTTACTCGTGGTGGATGCGCAAGGCTCAGCTGCCGCTGCTGGCATCCGTCGTGGCGATATTGTTTTAGCGCTTAATAATAGTGAAGTGGAAAGCGCAGATGCCTTTGCAAAAGAGGTATCGACTATTCCAAATGGCAAGACCGTAGCGCTACTTATTCTTCGAAATGACGAGACACTTTATGTCCCCGTTAAGATCACGAGCGATCGATAATTAAGCTTAGTATAAAAGCTTTGTTGTAAAATACATGCTTTCAATCAAAGGCGCTTAAAGACTTTTAAGCGCCTTTGTTATTAGGTAACTGAAGGCATTCTTATTCTTGATGGATAACATTAGAAACTTTTCAATCATCGCGCATATCGATCATGGCAAATCGACCCTGGCTGATCGTATTATTCAGACCTGCGGTGGTTTATCTGATCGAGAGATGGAAGCGCAAGTATTAGATTCCATGGATCTCGAACGTGAGCGCGGTATCACCATCAAGGCACAAACGGCAGCCCTTCAATACAAAGCCTTAGACGGTAAAATCTACAACCTCAATCTCATTGATACTCCAGGACACGTTGACTTCACTTACGAAGTAAGCCGTTCTTTAGCGGCCTGTGAAGGCGCACTTTTAGTGGTGGACGCAAGTCAGGGGGTGGAAGCACAAACGGTTGCAAATTGTTATACCGCCATTGACCAAGGGGTGGAAGTCACCCCTGTGTTAAATAAAATTGATTTACCATCCGCGGATCCTGATCGTGTGATTGAGGAAATTGGAGACGTCATTGGTATTGATGCCACTGACGCGATTCGTTGCTCTGCTAAAACGGGCGAAGGTATTCAAGACGTCTTAGAAACGATTGTGTCTAAAGTGCCACCGCCAAAAGGTAATCCAACTCAAGCGCTCAAAGCTTTAATCATTGATGCATGGTTTGATAACTATGTCGGTGTGGTGATGTTAGTACGCGTGGTGGATGGCGTGTTAAAGCCTAAAGATAAAATTAAATTGATGGCCACAGGCGATCAGTACTTATGTGAACAAGTCGGCGTCTTCACACCGAAATCGAGAAGCAAAGAATCTCTCTCAGCAGGTGAAGTAGGTTTTATTATTGCAGGCATTAAAGAACTGGCAAGTGCTAAAGTAGGGGATACTGTCACGATCGCAGATAGACCAGCCTCTCAACCTCTGGGTGGATTTAAAGAAGTAAAACCACAAGTCTTTGCAGGGCTCTATCCTGTGGAATCAAATCAATTTGAAGCGTTAAGAACTGCTCTAGAAAAATTAAGTTTAAATGATTCCTCGCTTCGCTTTGAACCCGAAAATTCAACCGCGTTAGGTTTTGGATTCCGTTGCGGCTTCTTAGGTCTCCTTCATATGGATATTGTACAAGAGCGTTTAGAGCGTGAGTACGATATGGATTTGATTACAACAGCACCGACTGTAGTCTAT